AGATAGTCAAGAACATACGAACGAATATACATCAGTTCGTGATAGCACTTCTGATTGTGAGCACACTGACGCAATTTGCTATCAGGTTTGAGGACAGACTCGATAAACAAGTCTAGTCCTCGATTGAACTTAATGTCCTGAGATTCGTCGTCGAAGTTCATTTGAATTAGTATTGAACGGTGTAATCCAGGTCGTAGTCTACTTCAGAAAAGTCGTCAAACTCTAAAAGTTCAGATTCTTTTTCGATTTCAGTACCAACCTCCATCATCATCGACTGCATCAAACTTTCGTCCTTTTTTGTTGCCTTTGGATTGGAAGTCGTCATAGTTGTCATCTGCCCAGTTAGAACGATTAGTGCCGCCTTTTTGTCGCTTGTCACGGATAGATTTGCCAGGAGAGTAGTAACCTCGTTCGTTACCACCACGTCGAAAAGTCTTACCCATTGTGTTGTGTGTTGAAATTAGAATAAACTACTAATAATATGTATCAGTCTACATCCTTGTAAATGGAACGATAATCATCGTCGTCATTAGTTTCAGGAATAGCATAGATTTGAGTGTGCAATTCTTCAAAGACGAACCCCACACCGTGCAGAAAGTCTTGCATCTTGTCAACAACATCGTCAAGATAGTCTGCTTCAAAAGTTTTAGTTGTCTTAGTCTCGTCCTCATCAATAGCGGACAAAACGAATCGGGGCATTGGATTTCCTCCTTGATTACTCACATAGTATAGCACGAAAAAAGGGGGTTCAAGACCCCCTGTGACACTTGTTTCAACTGGCACAGTACCGCATCCGATTAACCATGCCATCAAATATACCTGAAATCATGAAATCAAAGGCAAGAGAGTATCTACAACCGTTAGAAAGATTCTTTGCTACTGAGTGTTTCAAACATGATGGAAATAATAGTAACATTCCATTGCGACACTCGATTGTACCCGTATGTGTGTTGCGTCTGTGTACTTCATCATAAGAAAGTACAGTAAAGAACTTACCAAATGGTCCACCATTATCATGATGAAACTGTATTGCTCCCTGCTCAGATGGATCTACATCGATGTAATAAACGCCACTGATTAACGAGTTGGAGTGATGATGAATTGGTGTGCTATCTCCAGGACTATTCTTATTCAACCATGCTCCATGACACACCAGTTCATATTGCTTACTGATGCACATCTCATCGTATGCATATACTTCAGCGTGATACATTATCTTACTCTTGATAGTATCAAATCCAGGTGATAGTTGTAGGTCAGTCACACTCACCCATGCATCATCGTCTGCATTTCGATACATTGGAAGGTCATACAGATATTGTCTCTCTTGTGGAGAAATATCAAACTCATCAATGTATATTGGTGTAGGAAATAAATCAATAATCACTGTTCAAAGTCTTATACCAAGTTGCAATAGTGTAACGTTTTCCAGATGTTACTGGTTCAACTCCATGGATAATATATCTTCCTTGAAATAATATCATATCACCTTTTTTAGGTTGGATGAGTTCACCATCAACATATGTTTGTCCACCTTCAAATTCATCATTCAAATACAGAATAGATGTCCAAGTATGATAATAGAAGTCTTGATGATGGGGTTGATGTATTGGTGCTTCCCATTCTACCAAATGACTATAGTTGATAAATGCTAATTTGTCATGCTCTTTTACAGCACTCGTATGCTTAGACATAATAAACCTAAGATAGTCTGCTGATGTTTGAGGTTCATCAACAAATGTCGATTCTGCTACCTTTTGAATATTCAAAGTCTTTCTGTTTGCAAACTGAGAACCATAAAGGGGGAAGTATGTTTTATGATATGAAATACACCAATCACAGAAGTCTGGAGGTAAAAAGTTCTCATAATAAAATACTTCTTTATTGGACATCAGTTATCACCACGTTGAAAGACATTGTTTTTCTAATTATATCAGATTGATGAGGAGTTACACCATGCATCATATGTGATGGGAACAATATTACATCACCTGCTTGTATTTTTGGATAGTATATGTTGGACTCCTTTATTCTAGTAATTATCTTCACCCAAGGTTTAGTAAACTGAGTGTGATTTGCATCAAAGAAATAAAACTTAGAGAAATCTGGTTCATCATTCAAGAAGATAACTGCTGCAATATCACAGTCATCATGCCAATGAACCTCTTGAAAACTACCCCGTTCATACATGTTAATCCAGGGATGTAGAATCTTAGCAGAGAATGTAACGCCAAGTTCTTCAGACAACATGCGTAGTGGATTGACCAAAATATCCTGATAGTCATTGATATTTAAGGCAGTCCTATTTACCTTGCAGAGATTACCCCAGGTAAAGTTCTTGTCTACTACATTGTCCTTTGGAATACGATCTAAAAGTTTATCAAACTCTGGCATCCTATAGTGAAAGTAAAAACCAGTATTAGAAATAACTTCTTTCATAACGAAAATCTAGATTCAATGTGTGTCTCTTATCAGCAGTTTGCGGATAAGTACCATGCCAAGTTTTTGCGGGAAATATTAAAATGTCTCCATCTTCAGGACCAAATAAGTTTAACTTATTTTCGTACCAATATACAAACGTCCCATGTTTTTGAGGTACTGGTTCAGGTTCTACATCCAGGTAAATTACTGTGCAGATGTCATCATTATCATTATGTCTGTGCATTGTATGATAAGCACCCTTTTCACCATAAACAGTCCAAGCAGATGCTAAGTGCAATTTAGTTCTATCTAAAATAAGAGAATCTGTAATAATATCCTTCACGGTTTCAATAACAGTATCAATCATTGGAGTTATTACAGGTTCCATTAAATGATGCTGCAATCCCCCAACAGTTGAAATGTCGAGCACTGTAGGGTCTAACGGTGGAAGTTTAGACTTTCCTACAGCAGCATCGACATCTAACTTAAATTGATTTGTTAGTTCAGGACTCAGTTTATAATGATAAAAATAATCTTGATGCATAATAATTAAGGTGCGTATTCTGTTGCTGTAATGACTATATTAGCACGCCATCCCCAGTTGGTGTTATCACCACTAGAATATCCGAAACGAATATTATTAACACCAGACGTTTCTTGCTTACACTCGAATCCGTAATAAACTTCACTGGTAGTGTTAGGAACGTCAATAACCCTCCATTGTCTAACACTCATGTCATTAGTATCATAACCATTACCAGGGCGATGACCACCACCAGCAACTCGCCATCTGCTGCCACTACTAGGACCACAAGAGGTAATATTTGTTCTGCTACCATCTCTAGTGGCACCAAGAATGAAGATTGTGTTGTTACCGCACTGCTCGTTTAGAGGAATCATGTAGTCAACTACGATAATACTATCAGCAGCAGTTGGAGTAATATATACTCGATAATCACTGTTAACCTCAATCATACTGGTTGAGTTGTGAGTATCAGTTGCAGTAGAAATCTTATACTTAAATTGTCTGATTACTCCACCACCACCGCCACTACCAGCGATTGCTGCCCAAGCAGAACCATCATTAACTTTAATTGCTCCATCATCGGTATCATATACCATTTTACCTTGAGCGTTTGCAGGTAAGTTTGCAGTAGTGAACAATGGTAACTGTACACCAGATGAAGCATCTAAAGTGGCACAACTAACTGTATTAGTTGCAGTCACTGCTCCTACATTTAACTGTCCCATCTTTAGTCCTTATTCGGTAACTTTTTACTATTTAGTTCCAGGTTCAACTCCACTGAGTCCACCTTCACCACCTTTTTCGTTAGAACCGCCGTGCATAGTGTTTTCATCATATGGATGAATACCAACAGTTATATTTTCTGTTTCTTGTGCTGGGTCAAAGGATTGTGTCTTTTGTTCTGGAAGAAGAATGTAATCAATACTTTCTTCAAACTCTTTAATTTTGGCAATAGTTGCCTGAATCTCTTCTAGAGTTGGCATTGGTCTGGGGTCATTCCACTCAAATAAACCATGTGATAATGACCATTTAGCGCCAGGTCTTAACAAGTTCACCGCAGCATCAAATGCAACAAATTCATACCTGTGTTTCATTGTTCTTCAATCTCCCATCGTTGTTCTGTTTCATTCCAATCCCAGTGAGTGTTACCTTCAGTTTCTGGTTTTGGTACTGGAGGTTGCCAGTCATAGTTTTCATCTAATGTCCAACTTGCGTATGGTTGGGGGTTAATGAAAACATCCCCTTCTGCATGATATCTATCTCCAATACAGGCAAATCTTCCTCTGATATTATGATTATATGAGGTTTTTTTCCACCTAGTATTTTCACCATGAAGTTTCTTCAAATGCAATTCTGCACGATACTCATCTACTTCACAGTATGCGTCCATTTCATAAATGTCATCAATTTTACTAACACGAAGGACGTAATTATCATCGTCTAATTGTGCATAGTGTGCCATGTTTATCCAGAAAACCTAAGACTTATGTACTTATTTATTGATTTAAGTGACACAGGAATCGAAAGCGTGATGTACCAAATAACCGTCCCTCCTAACAAAGTGCATAAAGATTTGATGATAATAAGTATTATGATCTCCCTTCAATGGTTCTCTCCAGTGTGGTAAATCCATGCCCCGATAGAGTACAGCGTCACCTGGTTTTGTTACCATTTCATGAACCTCACCATTTTCCAGTTCAAAGTATATTGGCCAATCATAATCAGCGTTTGTACTGATATGCATAGAGACGCTAATCTCACATGATTCTCTATCAGTATGCCGAGACAAATCCTGACCCTTAAAGTAAAACCTATCGTAGTAATACGTTGGATACAACTTTTCGTGTATCACCTTCTCTACAACATCCTTCACATGATAGTAAATATCCCTAAACTTAGGATGATTATACCGAGCGAGACTACCTACAACTTGTAGTTCTTCGCTGTAAGATGTCATCTTACCAGTGTGTCTATCATACCCAAACTTACCTCTTTCCATTGGTGGAAATTCAAGAACACCACCAAACTGAAATAAATTTTTTAACTGAACTAAACTCCATTCACCTTTAGTAATCTTCATCACTTCCACCTCGGACCAATAATCCAACCAACAAGACTTCTTCGAGTTCCAGAATGTATTTTTCTAACTCGATGTCTTGTTCTACTATCAAAAACAATTATAGTTCCCCTCATTTTAGGGGCAATATACATATGCCCAGACTCGTTTAGTAACTGGAACTCTCCACCTTCATATTCGGATGGGTCTGAAAGTTGAAGGACTACCGATAACTTTCTACATTTTTCTTGCTCTAGTGCTTCGATACCAGCATCTTGATGCCAATTATAGTATTGACCAGGTTCATAGATAGTATATTGCATGTCACCACCGTCAAATCCTTCAATATCATATTGAAAGTTTGCTCTGTTTGCCATCAAAACATATGACATACACAGTCCAGCAATCCAGTGATTCTCTTTGAACCAAGATGTTTTACTGTCTCGAATCTTTAGATTCACACCAGCGCGAACTACAGCAGTCGATGCAGCATTTTCAAACGTCTCTGCTTCTCTTGCAATGATGTCAACAATCTCTGTTGGGATGTTGGTTTCAAACCACGTTGTTTGATATGTCATGCTATAAAGTCGTGCTATAATTATGTAGTTGATATGGAAGATGTCTTGAGAAATCTAGGTATTAGTAGAGTTCACAATTCTGCAGTTACTTTACTACAAAACGGTCAAATTGTCTACCATTTGGAAAACGAGAGGTTATCTGGTAGAAAGTATGATGCATTTCCATTTCAATGTCTAACACAGTTAGATACTAAGGATTTGGATAATATTTGTATTGCTGGGGTTGGTAAAACAACTCCAGTGGATTGTTTTGTTGATGATGATGCATACAGTCTATATGTAAAGACGAAAGAAAACAAGTATGACACGAAAGTACATGACCTTTCGTTATCTCATCATGAACTACATGCAGCACATGCCTTTTACAATTCTGGATTTGATGAGGCAATCTGCATTGTAAAAGATGGCATGGGTTCTGATGTTCCATTGAACGGTGATATGTTTCAACCAGGAACATATGGAAGAGAATTAACTACAACATTTACAGCATCATATCCTGCTAAGTTTGATGTTGTGGACAAACACGTTGCTGTACCCTTTGAGGCAAATCACAGGTTTGGTGATGTACTTATTTCCAACAATCTTGGTGAGGGTATGGCATTTCAAAAGACATCTATGGCATTTGGTTTTCATGAACTAGATGCAGGAAAAGTAATGGGAATATCATCTTATGGAGAAGAACTGCCAATCTCAATCTATCGAGATGGATTGATTGACAATGGATTGTTCTACATTGGTCGTGACTTACATGATACTGGCGTTAATTATATTTTTGAAGATTTCCAAACTAAAGCAGATTTTGCCTTCACTTTGCAGAAACAAACTCAGGAGTATGTTGGGCAGTACATTATCAGTATGATTGAAAAAACTGGATGCAAAAATGTATGTTTATCTGGAGGATTCTTCCTTAATTGTGTAGCAAACTACTATTATCTGAGCATTCTTCCTGAAGATGTAAATCTGTATATTGAACCAGTATCGAGTGATGCTGGCACATCAATTGGTGCAGCAAAATATATTTGGCACAAAAAGACTGGAGATACAACTAAGAGACCACTGACAAGTTTATATCTTGGACCAGAACGATATGTCTGTCCAAAGGGTAAGTATGTAACTGACGAAGATGTTGCTGACCTGTTAATTGACGGTAAGATTGTTGCTATCTACCAGGGAAGGTCAGAGGCAGGACCAAGGGCACTTGGCAATCGTTCTATTCTCTTTGACCCTAGAAATGCACAGGCAAAAGATATTATTAATCGTATCAAAAAGAGAGAATCATTCAGACCTTTTGCAGGCACTGTATTAGCAGAACATGCAGATGAATACTTTGATATGCGAGGACTAAAAGAGAGTCCTTTCATGATGTATGCAGTGGAAGTATTGTCAGATGAAATACCTGGCATTACACACGTTGATTATAGTTGTAGGATTCAAACTGTCACTAAAGAACAGAATCCCCACTATTACAATTTAATCAAATGTTTCCATGAAAAAACAGGAGTTCCTATTTTGTTCAATACATCCTTCAACCTTGCGGGCGAATGTATTGTAGAAACTCCTGAAGATGCTATCAGAACATTAGAAAATTCTGATATTGATTATGTGTATTTTGCTGAGTTTAAGGTGTTAAGTAACGGATAATAACAACACCCGATCCGCCAGCACCAGATGCACCAGAGGGCCAGGGGTTTCCTGCCCCACCTCCACCTCCACCGCCGAGGTTGGTGGCGCCGTTTTCTCCTCTACCGTTACCACCACGGTTTGGTGCTTCACCACCATGTCCGCCACCACCAGAACCGCCGTTGCCACCTCTACAAGAACCAGGGTGACCACCGCCGCCACCGCCGCCGCCAGCGTAGGTTACAGAAGAACCAGAGAGGGAACTAGCGCGACCATTACCCCCAGGCGCTTGACGACCATTACCACCAGTCGCTCCACCCCCAGACGCTCCACCACCACCAGAACCTGAATAACATGCCTGATTGGGGTTAGGACCACCAGAATTTCCATGTCCGTTAGAACCAGAAAGACCAGGTGCTCCAGGTTGAGTAGCGGATCCACCAGAACCAGGGCTGCCGCCACCACCTCCAGCACCACCACCAGAACCTCCAGGACCACCAGGACGGTTACCAGGACCAGACGCACCGTATCCGCCGCCGTATGCTACCAAACCATCAAATGTAGAGGGTGAACCATTTCCTCCAGGTTGTTGACTGCCTGGCGATGCTGCTGCTCTTCCTCCACCACCAACACTAATGGGATAAGTACCATCTTGTAAGGTTCTTCCTGTTACTTGAACCCATCCGCCTGCTCCACCACCAGAACCTCCATCAGTTCCACCAGAATCGGGACCAGCATTTCTACTACCACCGCCAGCACCACCGCCGACTAGGAGAACATCAACATCTACAGGACCACCAGAAACAGTCATACTACCATCACCAGTGAATCTGAGAATATTATATCCGCCAGAACTTGATGGAGTAACAGAACCAGTAGTAGTAACTTCTAATGGAATACCACCAGCATCTGCCCAAGCAGAACCTATCCAAATTTGAATAACTTCTTCTTGAGTATTGTAGATAACCTGACCAAGACCTACTCCAGTTAAAGCATCTCTCTGTGCAGTTGTATAGTTTGGAAGAACAAATCTACTGCTAATAGTTGCATCATCAATTGTAGTATCACCAGTAAGATTAGCATTACCATCATATGTCAAGTTACCAGCACTATCAAAGGTTACTTCAGGACCAGACGCGCCGACCTGCAAACCTTTAATTTTATCAACTTTAATTTCAGACATTTTCTACTAATGACCTTTTGATTATTTATAGTTATTTGACCCAGAGGAATCCGTTAGATGCACCTAAAGTGTCTTCACGGAAACCGCAGTTGCCACCAGACTCAGGATGTCTACCCCAAGCAAAATATGTACCACCAGAAGTATGGTGGTCACCAAAACCTCTAGTACCAGTGTTAGGGTTTCTATCATCTAAAGTTCCTTCATAAGTTAATGAAACTCTAGTTCTAGCGTTTTGATTACTAGCACTAGCAAGTAAGTCAACGGTTGCACTGCTGTCAATAAATACATTCTTATTAAATCCAGTTGCTTCCATCCAATAACGTGTAGGACCTGTATATGTTGAACCTTGAACAAGTGCATTGATCCAAGTATCTGCAAACTTTTCAGTGCTAGTAGCACTTATATTAGGTCCATTACTGCCAGTAATACGAACAGCACTATTCGTCATATGGTCTTGGCAAGTTGCTGTTCTAACACTAGCACATAAAACCCAACCTCCACCATTTCTATCATTATCTACATATACATTATATGCAGTTTCACCTGCTGGTTGAATCCAATAGTTCCCAGTAGGTAATCCTGCATCATTGATTGCATTGCCATCTGTTGCTGGATTTGCTTGAGTCCCAAGGTTAGTTGCTCCAGCAGGAACACGAAATACATTAAACCAAGCAGTTCCATCATACACTTCCACATATCGAGTTTCAGTGTTAGTCCTTATCATTCCTGCTTGAGGGGATGCTGGTCTTTGAGCAGTTGTCCCTTGAGGAAAAGTAAAGGCACTCATTCTGTTCCTAGTTAAAGAACCAGATACGACAATATTTTCGCCACTCTCCATAATAATATGTCGATTGGTTGCTACCGAACCTTCTATTTCTCCAACTCTAATAATACTCATTTTTTCTGAGAGTTTCTTTTATTTATTTCACCCAAAGATAACCATCAGATGCACCTAAAGAGTCTTCTCTAAATCCGCAGTTACCACCCGACTCGGGATGCCTACCCCAAGCAAAATATGTACCACCAGAAGTATGGTGGTCACCAAAACCTCTAGTACCAGTATTGGGGTTTCTATCAGAGATACCACCCTGATAACTTAATGTAACTCTAGTTCTCTCGTTTTGGTCGCTAGCACTATCGTTTAGGTTGACAGATGCATTACTGTCAACAAACATATCTTTGTTAAAATCAATTGCCTCTAACCAATAACGTGTAGAACCTGTATATGTCGAAGCATTTACAAGTGCTTGAATCCAAGTATCTTCCATTTTATAAGTAGCATCCTGTGATAGTCTCGGTCCAATGCTGTTAGCAACACGAACAGAACTTCTTGTCATATGGTCTTGACAACTTGATGTTCTAACTGTAGCACAAAGAATCCAACCTCCACCATTTCTATCATTATCTACAAACATCCGATACATTGATGCTCCTGGTGGATGAATATACCAGAGACCCGTTGGCAATCCTGCATTTTGAATTTCCTGACCGTTTTGTGCTGGGTTGCTAGCACTACCAACACCCTCATATACTCCACTTGCATCGGTAATCTGTGCCCAATCAGAACCATCCCAATATTCTAAAAGTGCATCAGTTGTATTGAATCGCATATAACCTACTGCGGGAGAACCAGGTCTTTGTGCTGTTGTTCCCGTTGGTAATTGATACGCTCCAGTAT